CTGGACAAAGACCTGCCCAAGTTCTACATCGCCTTCAAAACTCATGTGACAGGCACCCTAACTTGTCCAGAACGGTACGCATCCTGACGATCCAAACCGTCACCAAGGCGTTTCAGTTGCGCTACGGCTTCCATGTACTTCTGGTCGTAATACTGCATCATGTCCTGCTCACCCTTGAGGTAAATGTACGCCTCACGAAGCGACCCATAGAGCAGCACCGTTTCAAAGTTATCGCCAAGCCACGACGTATTCGCGCTAACGATAGAAGTCGGATAATAGTAGTAATGCAGTTCAGCCGTGTATGCAAGATTTGGCGTAGGCCCAATAATCATGCTCGTATCATCCCAAATTGCATAGTACTTAGGCTTGCCGTACGAGTTTGGCGGCGGGTACGCCTGTCGGATGTAGTTTACATCCTTGTTTAAAAGGTACTCATACTCACCCGTTGTCGGGTCAATCACAGCCAAAGAGAACGTCGAAAGCCAATCCACCGGCAACTGAAAGTACTGAAAGTTCTGCGTCATCGTGCCCGTGACGTTCTTCCGAATAGCCGGAATCTGAACTGAGTTATAAATCCGCTCTTCCGCAAGCTCGACAAAAGTCGGGATATTCGCCACGAAGGAAGTCTCCGTGGACTGACAATAATCCTGAATTAGTTGCGAAAGCTGACTGTAATTCACGGCGACCAACCCGCCCGATACTTAGCGTTATTTTCAAGATTAATCTGTGACACAAACTTCGTGCCTTTAGTTGCGGCACCTGCACCTTTCATCTTCATGTGAGTGACGCCCTTGTTTACGTCCGTATCAGGATAGCCATTACGCCCCGTTGATTCAGGATTGGGCTTCGGCTGATTGTAAGAAGTATTTTTCATTAGTGTCCCCTTTGATTCATCACTTTAGCCATACCGCGACCGTACTTCAGCATGTCGCTGCCAGTTTTACCGCCATGACCAAATTTCTTTACGCCTTTTTTGCCTTTGTGCATACGAGATTCATGCTCTCGTACTTCTTCTTTCGCAACTTTACGCATTCCGTTCTTCATCTCAATCTCCTAGGTCGTAACGACCGTAACCGTTCCAATTTCTCCAACCGGGGCAAGATCATTCGGAGTTAGTCCTGCATCATTTGCTCTAGCTCCACCAACCGGGTTCCAGCCCCATTGAATTACTCGACTGCCACTTGCACCATCATTACCAATTTCGTAAAAACTTAAATCAGGCCGTGGATTCCGTATAGCTTGCGGATCATCAACAGGGTAAAGACCCAATGACAACTGCGGCTGATCTGGCTCCCAACACTCTGGACAAACCAAGATGTTGACATTTTTGGTCTTGATTGTCAGAGATTTTAATTGCCGAAGTTTGAAACGAAATCCACATCGGTCGCACTCCGCAATCGCGTGTTTGCCACTTGCAAATCTGTTTGGCATTAGTAGCCACCCAAGAAACTCTCACGTGGCACGAACCGAACCGCCGCCTTCTCACGATCTTCTCCAGATGCCAAATCCCAAGCTTCGTCATATTGAGCCTTGAGCATCGGCATACGAACATCCGCGCCGGGAATTTTCATCGATAGGTAATAAGCTAAACCAGCCACCATGCAAGGCATAAAACGAAAAGGAATGTCTTGACCGTTTACACCCGTGCCGGGATCAAACATACGGCGAAGCCGGGTATATACCAACGTCCAAGTCGTCGTGTTGTCAGGCTTGGGCCAAACTACAAATTGTGGATAAACCACGGCATCATCCGCACCTGTCGCACCCGTACGCCGGTTAATCCAAATTTGAATTGGACGCCCCGTCGCGTTCTTGTTAGGGATTGAAAGGTAGGTACTGGATGAAATGCGCGTGATGTTGATGTCTTGCTGGTTCGTACCCGTACCCGTACGGATCACGTGGTCAAGTAGGTCAACCGTATCCACCGGTAAATCATATGTACTTTGATTATAAGTCAAAGTCTGAGTGCCTTGCTCCAACGTCCATAGGTTAATGCCGCGATTTGCCCAGTCCATCAACAACAAGGCAAGACTACGCTTCGACGTACGGAAATCGTAACCCGTACGCAGTTCGGCCCCGCATCTCTCATACGCTTCTTCAATGATCGTATTGAGATCGAGGTTAAACTCAGTTGTGGCTGTAGTCTTGTCTACCATTACATGCCCTGCCGTCGATACGGCCTTACTTTCGCTTTAATACCCTTGGGCTGCGCGACGAACTGCTTGCCTTGAGCTTTGCCACGACGCTTTGCAGCCGTCGTACGAGCGTATTCCGCAGGGCTGAGAGCTTTGATTGCAGCTTCCGGTAGATACCTTTCACCCGTTTTGCTAGAGGGTTTGCCACTTTTGGTTCTCCATTTCTGATCACCCCACGCTTTAAGAGACTGCTGCGGAGCTTTCATTTGTACCCGCCGCCTCGTGCCTTATAAGTCTTTGCCAGTAACTGTGCTTTTCTCGCGCTCCACTGCCCTGCCCCAGTGCCTTGAACGGCACGAGCCTTAATGGACTCAAACAAGCTCTTCCGCATACCGGGCTTAGTGTAGTTACCAGATTGATTGACCTTGCTCTTGACCTTACCGCCTTCAGCGTGACGAATTGGTTTGCCGGTACCAATCACAGGCTTATTGTCCCCACGGCGCTTGGCCCTAGGGACTTTCCTTGGAGCAATCACGCCCATGCCTCGGGAAGGCATCATACAAAACGGCCCTTTGTCCGACCCCGCTGAGCGATACCGTCCCCACGAGCTTGCTTCGTTTTGACCTTACCCCCACGACGCATCTGCTTTGGGATTTCTGCTTCGTCAACAATTCCAGCGTTAGGGTTTTTAAAAGGGTTAGTTCGCTTAGTCCCACCAACTTCTTGACCGGCAACAGTCACCGTCATGTTGTTAGTCGAACCTGCATCACCGCCGGGGGCTGAAGGAAATGGGTACTGCGGGGCCACAGCGTCATAACCGCCGCCCGTAATAGGCACGCCACCTCCCGCCGAATACCTGCGTTTCTTCACACCATCCGTCCCCTAGTCTTACCCTTCTTGGCAATACCGTCTGCACGACGTGAAGCCGACGAGATCGAGCCACCCGCAGCGTACTTCTTCACCGCACCACCTTCGTTCATACCACGAGGGCGAACAGGCATAGGTCTACGCATCGGAGCACGCATCGGAGCACGCATCGGAGCACGAACAGGCATCGGACGAGCCCGACCCATCATCGGCTGGCGTGGTTGAGCCTGAACCGTCGGGAGTTCAAGGCCCGGAGTTCCACCAAACGCTCCCGGCGCAATGCCCATGTTCGGCGCACTCGGCACGGTCGGAGGCTGAAGCCCCGGAGTCCCACCCAACTGACGCGGCTGCACAGGGATAGGCGGCATATACGGCACACCAAAGCTTCCCTGCACCGTCCCACTCGGATCAGCCGCAGGGCCTACCGGAGTGTTGCCTAGCATCATGCCACCGGCTTGGTACTTTTTAACCTTGTGCCCTTTCACTTTACCGCCCACTGCCATGCCTTCAGTTTCATCTACAAACGGGGGCGGTTCGGGTGGCGCATCTTCTTCGTCTGTTCTCTCTGGCGCTCTCATGCCACCACCAAGAATTCTTTGCATTGCCATATCGGTAAGTGGCGGAGGGGCAGGAGAAATTTTCTGACCGATATAGGTACCTAGATTTCCACCGATACCTGCACCAATGGGTCCACCTAACATCGCGCCTCCAATAAGGCCAATGTTAGAGGCCAACCCTTGACGGGTGCCAAAATTCCGCTTCATGAATTCTTTAAATACTTGCGGATCAGGTTGACCCGCAGGGACGCTTCCACCATTTCCCATGGTGTAAGGCATCATGCCACCGGCTTGGTACTTTTTAACCTTGTGCCCTTTCACTTTACCGCCTTTACGCATCCCAGGATAAAAATCTTCGTAAAAACGTTGCGGAGGCTGAATGGGGAGATCGTGCATATTGTCACGGTAATGGTCGTAAACACCTTTAGCCGCCAAAGCAGCGTTTACAAGTACGCCGCTCGGAGTTGTAAGTCCAGCAAGTCGTGCTGCGCCTGTACCTAGACGCATGGCAGAACCTCCCAATTTTGATAGGGCTGAAGCAGGTGGCTTAGATGCTGGGGTTGGAGCAGATCGGCCACCCTTACTCATTTTTTTAACACTACCGCCGTGTTTCATACCAGAAGTACTTTCACGCATCGCCTTTTCATAAGCTTCGCGCATCTTCCGCTCTTTTTCTTTTCTTTCCGCTTCTTTTAAAGCCTCACGCTCTTTACGTGCGGCGGCGGCTTGTTCAGGAGAACGACGAGGGTTTTGTGGGCCTTTCGGCAACACTCCGCCCTCTGCCATCCTTTTTACACTTCCACCATGCTTGAACACGCCACGGCCTTTCAGCACATCAGCGCGGGTTACGCGACCGTCACCGGTCAAGTCGGGGAAGTTCCTAGCCATTAGCATTCACCTCCATAGCGCATTTTCACGATCTTGCCGCGAGTCTTGCCCTTATGGGCTACGCCATCGGCTTGACGACGGAACACTGACCCACCGTTTGAGTACGCCATGCCACCACCAGCGTAGCGATGCTTCTTGGGGGCCTTATGCTTCATGCCGCTGTGGGCACTACCACCCTTGGCCAACTCAGAGGGGCCCTTCGACTTACGAATTTCCTCAAGTTTCTTAAACTGCTCTTCAATATTACCGTTATCGTCGTCTTTGCCCGCCAAATAACCGCCGAGGCCACTTAATGCGCCAACAGCAGTCAATGCAGCGCCAAGCCTTCCGCCTCGCAATCCGACAGGAGGCGGAGTAACCGGACGTCTCATTGCCGCGTTAGTTACTCTATTGACGTAAGTCTGGGGCAGGTTCTGCTCTTTAGCGAATTTCTCAAGCATTTTTACTTCGTCAGATTTCTGATACCCTCCCAACGGAACACGATTTCTTGTGATGTATCTCATCTCTGCTTCACTCGGTAATGGGCGCCCTGTGCGGCTGAAGCCGCCACTTTGAAACTTCCGCACGCCCTTCTTCATCTTGCCGCCCATCTCCGCCTCTTCATGGCGAATCATGGACTTTGGAGCGCCCTTCTTTTTCATGAAGGCAAGTTCTTTTTTCACCATTTCTTTCGATTCGGCTTTGCCGCCCTTACGCATAATCATCGGGGCACGGACACGACGGCGCATCGGCATTTCTTCCATTTCGTAACTCGCCATCGGACGTACACGATACATTTCGTCAAGACCCTTCGGACGCATACGATCCATTTTGTAACTCGACATAGTAGATCCTCCAGAATAAAATTTTCGGCCTTTGTCAGCCTTCATAAAGTCACGACCCACAGATTGAGATATACCAAGACGTTTGGCTGCTTTGGGGTCGTTAGCAACCAAGGCCATCAGACGATGTTGTTTAGCAGATTTACTAGGCACGGTTTTTCCACTTCTTAATCCAACCTTGTACGGTTTTAGTTTCGTAAATACGGATACCCGTCCACAAAATAGTAAATATTGCCGCAACAGACGGAAGCATTTCGATTAGAGTTCCTATTACCGTAAAGACAGATAGCGCGTCACCCACGTTTTTTAGGGTTTCAACATTTTCGTCTTTCATTTTTAGCAATTCCATGCGCGAAGTGATTTATTGATCCGACTGTTCGGATCGTTAGCAGTCTTGGCACTCGTCAGTTTCTTTTTCATGCCCGACATACGGGCACAGAATGATTTCTTACGCGCACCGCCCTCGGGTTGAGGACGCTTAAGACCCGGCTTACCGGGATTAGCACGGTTGTAGGAAGCCCTGCCTTTGGCATTCAAGCCGCCAGCAGGATTCTTACCTTCCTTGCGTTGCCACGCAGGAGTTTTAGCCATAAATCACCAGCGTGGAGATAACGGCTGACGGGACGATGTAAATGCTCGTTTGGAAGAGCAATCCTTCACCCGGCATCAGGGTGTAGTCCGCAGAAGTTGAACTTGCCTTGGTGTTTAATACGATCTTGACTGGGCCATTAGCCCCGCCGTCACGAAACGTCACCGTACCCGCACCGGTATCAGGAACAATGTAAATCGCTTTTACGCGAGAACGCCCAATTACAAGGCTATTTTGATCCAATAGATCGCCAGCAGTCGTAGCGACTTTACTGGCTAAGACATCTGTTTGCATTGTCATACCCTCCTAGGGTTAGGGGGTATTAGCTAGCAGAAATAGCAGCCAAAGTGTCCACACGCAACCAGTTGGTGCCGTTGTAAAACGCAAGAACCGGGTTACCTGCAGCGCCATTTGAGAAATAAGCAACGGAGCCTGTAGAGACGTTACTCGTAGGGGCCGTAGCAACCGTGAAAACACCCAGATTAACCGGGCCACTGAATGTAGTCTGAGCCATTTTAAATTACCTCACATGCGAGTCGTCCATCAGTCTGCATGTCGTCAGCCGGGTCTGTCTGATGGACTTAAATTACCCCGGTAAATTCAACGTATACGCTTACAAAACAAAAAAGGGAAGGGGGCTTTCACCCCCCTCCCACACTCATCAAGACGAACCCGGCGAACCAAACATACCCAGCGGATCACTAAAGCCGAAGCTATAGCGTTCACGGGCTTTGTAACGGACGTTACCGGTGTCGAAATCGCCGTCCATGCTGTTTTGCAGCGGGGTACGAACGAAGTACTTCATACCGTTCGGAACGTCGGTGGTTAGGAACCACGCATTCGTATCCGTCAGGTAGTGGTTAACAGTGTAACCACCCGGAATCGACCCCATCGCCTTCAGCGCGTTGATGTCGTTGTCCGCAGTTGCCACGCGAAGCTCCGTATCGAGGAGACGCTTGGCAGTGAACATCAGTGCTGGAGGCACGATGAGCTTACCGGGCTTCGCCGCGATCAAGAGTCCACGTTCATCAACCCAACCAGCAATCTGAATGACCGCCGCCTCAAGCGAAGTTTCGTTGAGGTCAGAAGCCGTCAAACGGTTGCTGTTGGTACCACCTGAAACAAGCGGGTGTGAAGTCGAGAACAGGGCCACACCGTCACCACCGGGGTAGGACGCTGAAAAGCCGTTGTTCAGAACTGCAGCCGCCTTAACTTGCTTCGTGTACGCCATCGCTCGGGCGAGCGCCTTGGTATATCGCTTAGACAGCGAATCGTACAGGTTGTCTTCAACCGCCTCTTCCGTGATGGAGAAGCCGAGAGCAATTGTCTCGTGACTGTAACGAGCAGTCCACGCTTCCTGTGCGTTGTCATACGCAATAGCAGAGCCTTCGGCTTTTACCGGGGCTGCACTAAATCCAGAAAGTTTGGTCTCCTCTTCAAAGGAACGTTCGGAGGTCTCAGTTTCATAGATCTCCTTATGCTCCTCACCATAGGTCTTGTACTCAAGGCCAAACAGGGCATTCAAACCCGGAAGGAGTTCCTTAAGTAACTGTGCGCGTGAAATAGCCATTTCTTAGAACTCCCCTATTAAATGCCGAGTGGGTTGTTATAAGCGTGACCACCCACAATCAGAGAGTTACTCGTAATGTATGAAGCATTAAACTTCACGATAACTTCTGGGTAGTAGGTAGTGCCGCTTGACACAAAGGAAGTGTCTTCAACCACATCGACAATGCGAATAGGCAGCGAACGAGTGGTTGCAACAGAGCTAGTCAAAAGCCCTTGCTGCGAATCGCCCGTAGTCGTATTTAGCGTATTAGCCACCAACGCAACGTTGGAATTAATGTCGCCATACACGAAGCCGCCCGAGGTCGAAACCACAAGCGAAGCCGACACACCGACAGCCTTGAACAGGGTGTCCGGGTCATCCGCTACGTATGCGTAAACAAACGTACCAGCCTTGACCGAAGTACCCGAAGTCCACTGCTGCGAAAAAGTCGGCTGACCAGTTACAGAGGATACGAACGTGCAACCCAAGAATACACCGGCAAAGCCAGCGTCCGGGGGAGCCGTCGTTTCCGTACACACAACAACAGTGCCGTCCGATGCGAATTTCACCGGGTCGCCGTATCCAATACTGGAAGCACCAGAATCAATACGACGTTGGCGAGTCGAACCGGCAAACACCTGCCCGCCGATTATATTAATCGGCTTCAAGCCATAAGGCTTGTCGATAGTAGGATATGCCATTAGTTACTCCAAAATAAGTTATTTGCCTTTACCAAACGAGATCGTCGTTCTCTTTTCATTAAAGAGCGGCATACGCTCGTCGTTTAGCTTCATAAAGTTGTTGTCTACAGACTGCAGTTGAGCCTTTGCTTGCGTGGCGTAATAATTATCACGCTGCTGCATTAGTTCAGCCGGAGCCTTACAGAGCAACAACCCGCCGATTTCGATGTTTCCCTTAAAGCGG